AGCTATAAATCTAGAATCAGCTGCATCGGTAATGTTATCAACTACAATAGGAAGCGTTTCGAAAGCGATCCCTTGCGCAGTATAATCAGGGTACTCGTTTACTGTGCCTTGGTATAATACTACATTATTGTTTAATGTCTCAATAATCTCAGTACCATCGACGGACTTATCAAAAGAATAATCCTCGTTAAAGGTATACTGAGTATTTGAATCAGCTAAAAAGTAACTATATTTTCTTATAGTATAATTTCCTCTACCTAAACTATCACTAGCTACAGCGTTTATTGGAACAACAGATGTTTGTTTTCCTGTTGGTTTATATCCAATAAGCTTTACTATCCTGTTCATGTTTTCATACAGGGTAGCTTGGTTAAAATCAACTTCTGAAGCTGTGTTGTTTAAATAGAAAAGAAGAACATGATAAGAATAAGCAATGATGTCAATTATTGCTGCTAGGTTACTTCCTTCGTAGTTTTGATCTGTAAACTTTTCGTTTTCATTCAAGCGCTGAATGATAAAGTCTTTTAAAGTAGTAGCATCAAACGCTACATACGCGTCCTGCGGTAAGTTAAAATCTAAAAATTTGTTGTCTTTCTTATTACTCTGCATGGCTAAATTATATAGTATCCTTCTTTATTTAAGCGTGATTCGAGGGTTATGCCATAAGCATTTAAAGATGGTACATTTAATTGTAAAAAGATATCAAAACGATTCTCATCAGGCTTTGCTACTACATCTACGTTCTCTAATTGTACACGTGGCTCTTGCTTAGGTAAATTTCGAAATATGTCTTTCCGTATTTGACTTTCTTCAAACGGTGTTACTTGTTCAAATAAATGTCTTCTCAAGTCGATTCCGAAATTTGGGTTTAATATTTTTTGCCCAGGGGCTGTTAAAAAGATAGTTGTAATACTGTTTTTTACAGCATCTAAATCAAAAATACCTTGTACATCTTTTAGCTGCTCTCTTCTGCGTAGCTGTTTATTGTAGTAGACAGCCATCTCTAAATCTAAACGTAGATCTTTATATAAGTAGTTGTTGTCTAGGCTAGTGTTTTCTAGCTCACCTACTGATAATTCAGGTATTTTTATTAGAGGCATTAATAATATTTAATACCTCAGTGGTAAATCGAATTTAAGGAACTATAATATAATTTGATTATGGTTGTAAAGGGTAAAACTGATGTTAATGTAGAAATAACCCCTCGTGAGCTAGTAAAGGCTCTTAAAGAAGAGGTGTATTCTAGAATGAATTTCCCTAGTCCAAATGAAGGTCGAGTATACATCAAAGACGGACGATTTGTTCATGAAAAGTCCGTATATACAACACATTCTTTTGAGATTGAAGAAGACTTAGGACTCGTAATAAAAGACGACGAAGAGGTGTTTACAGCGTTTTATACTATAGCGGAATTTCTTAAAGATTAAGTTTGTAGATCCGTGTGATTATTTACAAGTTTGTATAAATAATATTATGGCAGGCAAAAAATTTGTTACTTTACACGAATCTTACATGAGAAGATATGAGCGGGGTGGTTTTCTTGTGGGCGACGTCTTTAAGTTTAATGATGATTTTAAATCTACCGAGTGTTATAAATCTTTAGGAAATAATACAAGAGATCTTATCGATGATATGATTAACTCAGGTTTACATATTAGAGTCACAGGAATTAAAGATACAGAGCCGGCTAGGTTTCCTTCTAGCCCTGAAAGTTCGTCATTACACGTTGTGTTAAATCTCGCGCTTGATTCAGGTGGTGGTAGGTACACGCATCATGTATCTGTACCAGGTGAGCTTGGTCAAGCTGTTCAATATGCTCCAAATTTATTACCTATACCCGACGCAATGAGGCGGAAGGATAAAGTTAATATCAAACCAGAAGAAGCGGAAGAAGATCCCAATAACATCCAAAATCGAACTGCGCGTGGTACAACAGGAACTGCAGATCACGTAGGCACGCCTTTATCACCAACTGAAAGATCTCTTCCAAAGCAAAACACTAAAATCCCTTCTGACCCGGCAACACCATCGCCAGAGGCTGCTTCTTATACGCTACAGTATATGTCAGATTTAAAAAAGGGACCTAGTATGTACTAAACGTCGATTACGTCGTCGTCTTTATCTACGAGAGCCTTCATAATATCATCTCTCGACAGTAAGAGCTTAGTGCCATTATCAGCAATATTAAGGCGCTCTTTACTTTCGACGTCCATCTGCTTAACGGTAACTTGTGTTTCGTTTCTTTCTTTAGCAGTATGAAGTTTGTTTAGTGTCTCGATAGCAGAAGACGATGCTTTAATAAGCTCGGCAAGCGCCGCAACATCTCGATTTTCCGGAGCAGAGGAAATGTAATCATTGACATTATCTACAATACTCAATGATTTCTTAATCAGTTTACCTGAATTTTGAATAAGGAAATCCTCTAAGTCGTCTTTATTAAGAATACTTTCTTCTATAGGAGCTTTTGCAACTTTATTATTTTGCTTCAACTGCGTGATAATATCGTTAACAGCCTCGTCTAATTCTTCGGCCATACATATATTTAATCTTTGCTTGAATTTTTTGCAACATACCTTATTATAGTCATATGGTTGTACGGTTTAAAAAGACTAATGATAAAGCTGTAATACCCTCAAAGAATGATGAGGCAGATACTGGATTAGATGTAACCTCTGTAGAGGATAAAATTATTCCAGCTCGTGGTTCTGCTGTTGTTGATGTTGGGTTAAAGTTCGCATATATTGATTTTGGATTTTGGGTAAAAGTAGAAGGCCGATCCGGTCTAGGCTTCAAACATGGAATTATTCCGCATCCGGGTATTATTGATCAAGGATACCGTGGAGATGCTGGTATAAAGTTGTATAATAATACTGATACCGACTATGAAGTTAAGGCAGGTGATAGAATCGCGCAGTTTGTTGTGTATAGGAATTACACCGTTGAAGTATCTGAAGGAGATATTATAGAATCAAAACGCGGTGCAAAAGGCTTTGGTTCTTCAGGTAAATAATTATGATTAATTTTGATAAAATTTGGGTTGAGAAGTATAGGCCAACTACTCTAGATGATATTATTCTAGATGAAAGAACATTAAAACAGGTAGAAGAATATAAAGATGAAATTCCTAATTTGTTGTTTGTTGGTAATCCTGGTACTGGTAAAACCACCCTTGCAAGAGTCATTGTTAATGATATTCTTAAGTGTAATTACCTTTATATCAACGCTTCTGATGAATCTGGGATTGATACTATTCGACACAATATCACTAATTTCGCACAAACTAAGTCTTTTGACGGTAAGGTAAAGGTAGTTATACTAGACGAAGCTGATGGTCTAACCACACAAGCGCAATCTGCTTTGCGTAATACAATGGAAACGTATGCTAAGTATTGCAGATTTATTCTGACAGCAAACTATAAACATAAAATTATTCCTGCTCTGCAGTCAAGGTGTCAAGCTTTAGATATTAAACCTGTTGTTGAGCGCGCTGTTAAAAGATGTTACAACATTCTTAAAAATGAAAATATCACGGTCCCAGAAGAACAAAAGAAAAAATTTATCCAACTTGTCAAGCGTCACTTCCCCGACTTGCGGAAAACAATTAACGAGCTCCAGAAAAACATCATTGATTCAGAGCTGTGTATTGTTAGCGTTACTGGTGATAACGAGTTGCTCGAAGCGGTTTATAAAAAAATAGCTTCTAAGAATTCTCTTGAAGCTAGAAAATATCTAATTGAAAATGAAGATAGATTTCAAGGTGATTATGACACCCTTTTAGGTAATTACTTAAACTTTATTTACACAGCAAACATTGATGAGATGAAAAAGAAGCAAACAATCAGTATTATTGCTGAACATTTATATAAAAGCGCGTTTGTTGTTGATAAGGAAATTAACGCGTTCGCGTGTTTAGTTAATTTAGAAAGTATAAGTTAGCAGGGTTCATTCGGATCTGCCTCTATCTCAACACCACTACCTAACTGTCCTTCTACAGTGTAGAGCTTATATTCATTTGTCTGGTCAGGGTTATTACCAGAAATTTTTAATTCAAATTCACGACGCTCAACGCTATCGAATGTCTGTCCAAACGCGTCTGTCGATACTTTTGTTGTATCTATCTCTAGCTTTTCTTTATCCTGCTTAGCACCGCAGCCACCTGAATCCCCCTGTTCTTTGTCTTTCTCAAAATTTTGCTTCATAAAGCTCATTGTTCTTTCTACACTATCGTTAACAGATTCAGCGCGATTTTGAGGCGGGTTAAAATAATTAATTAGCTTATTAAACAAATATATTGTGAATGCCTTATCTTCTAAATATGCTTTTATTTCATCTGTTATTCCCTCCTCCGCGTCCTTCATAATTTGAATTTTTTCTATATCCTTTACCATTAGGTTACCATGAGCCGGATTAACTTTACTTCTACCTTTTTCATCATCCTCTTCATCCTGTCTCCGTTGTTCGTTCTGTTTGTCTATCATAGGTAGTGTGTTATCTCTATCTACGGCGCTACCTATATTAGAATTAAAAACTCCCTGTGTTGCCGCTTTACCGGTGTTTAACAAACCGACCATAAAAGCCGGTGTTTTGAGTAAAGTATCAGTAGATATATCTTGTGAAATACCCGTAAATACAGGAGTTGAAGAATTTGAAGCTGTTAGTCCTGTGGCGTTAACTCCCATTATATCTGGAGCCGGCTTAAAGCACTCAATACCGCTACCTTCTTCTTCATCGTTTTCTTCTACTATCTGTCCTAACGTGCCTGCGTAAGGGCTTCTTTCCAATAGAGTCTTGTAATAGAGAACAGAATATACATCTAATTTTTGTGAATCGTTCGCACTTGTATTAGGATCTGGAGCAGCTTCGTTTAGTAGCTTAACAAACTTCTCTAATTGACTTGTACCGAGAGAAAATATCTTCTTAAACTCTGTCATTAATCGCAGATCTATTTCCTTAATTTTACCGTTTTCGGCAAATGGTACTGATTTAAGGCCTGGAAATTCATTTTTAAATCCGCCTTCAGTGCGGACCAAAGCTCTTAGTATCTCAACTTTTTTGGTAAATTGAGCAACGCTATTATTTTTGTTAAAATATTCGTAAATTGTAGCCATTATATACAGTCAGGTGGCACAGGCGCTCCGGGCCCCATGTGTGGTTTAATGCATTGGATTAAGTTAGTATAATTGTCAACTTTGGCAGAACTAAATTCATGTCTCACTTTTGTTATAAACCATGTTCCGAACACCTTAGCATCGCTTCTGTGATTAATGTCATCCCCACTATAGGGATTTTCCCCGCCGCCTTTTTGTGCTCTTGCTGATGAGACGTCTATAAATTCACCTGGTTGTCTATTAACGTTACCCAAAGTATCTATATTTAGTTGTAAGTTAAAAAAAGTCATGTTCGTGGTTAATTCTGCTTCGGCTAGTTGCGCCATTCTGTCTGTTGGAAATGGAAATCCTAGATTTCTGTAAACTGATGTCATTTTAGTCTCATTTAAAATACACCATGGTTGCGCGAGTCCCCCGACATATGTAAACGGGTAAACAACAAACTTTTGCCATTCCGTCTTTACGTCTTTTATCCTTATCATATTGGTTATATGCTCACCTAGTATAGGATCGTAGTTTGTAACAAGTATATTGTTTAAAAAAGCATTGGTATATAAAAGCATAGGAGATGAAAAATCCGAATTCATTAACGGTGAATTGTCAATATTTGTCGGAGTCAAAGTAAGACCGGTCGTGGGGTTGTTGGGATTTACTAGCTTTTTTTCGGTTTCCGGGTCTCCTATCAGGTCATCCGCCATAAACTGCTCTATTAAATATTCTTGATACTCCGGAAAAATCTTCGCTGGAGTTTTGTATTTAAACTCCTTACAAACTCTACACCAGTATAAAAATATTCTCCAATATGTATTCCCTACCTTTTTATAGTTTATCTTAAGTAGGTATTTTACTAAATCACTATATCTAAAAGTAGATGGTGGTAAGATGTGTTCAGGTAGTAAATCTATTTCCATGTCACCCATTTCCCAATCACCTCCACAAAATCCAAGATTCATTCCATGTTCTTCTTCTAATATTTCACGTAAAATGTTACTAACCTTACCTCTATACCGCTTACCATATGGTATTGTTGAATTTAGCTTGTGGTAGTTGGCGTCTAATAAACGATACGTTTTAAAGTTATTCAATCTATCAGTCTTAGAAGTACTATTAATTTCTTCAGAAATAACAAATTTGTAATCTAAAGGCGCGTGCCTTCTCGCTTTTTCAGGTCCGGATCCATCATCTGTAGGCTCGAACTGAATTTCAAATTCATCTCTTCCGTCACCTCTAATAAGATTGCCGTCTTCAATCATATCTAGGGGGTTATTGAGATAGATGTTACCGTTGGTAAATGGCTCAAAAAAATTCTCTTCTATATCCATACCCCTGACGGCGGATTTTGAAAAATTAATTTGTTCTGAAGTTCCCCCTTCTTGTCTTAATATAAATTTTGCTCTATACTCAGCATTATTTATTTTATATAAAATTTCATCAGCCATATTAATAATGTCTGTTACCAAATACTGTGGATCTCGTCATCTGGTTGAAGACAAATCCGAGGTATTCGGGTTTAATAAATTTTAACTGCGTACCACCTTCCACAAAAAATTTATTTCTCAATACATTTAAGTTAGTTAAGTAGAGAATCCACCAGTTGTGTATAGTATCGTACAGATGATAAGAAACGGTTGTGAGAGGCAATCGACCTGTGACTGTGTGTAGCTCAAAGAAGTCACTATTTAAATTTTGTGGAAATTCTATTTTATTTAAGATGTTGTAAAAATAAAACTCTTTACCGTTAGTAGGCTCTGTATATACCTTAAAAATATTTTCGTATCTAGTAAAATCTACTGCTGACAGTGATAATACATTGTTTTGATATTCTCCTAATTTACCTGTTAAGCTCATTTTGATGCCATGTTTGCGTCCTTTAAGAAATTTGCTGTTTCTATTGTTAGTGAATTAAAGGTTAACGTTATTGCGTACGCTTCTGGTACAATTCTTTTATCTATAATACGCCGTTGACCCATTAAGTTAAATGCTGCTTGAGCGAGATATGCCCATCTAATATAACGCAGACCGGGTATTTCTACAGTATAAATTCGCGGAAAGGACATTGCTATAGCTGTTGCTCTTCTCGGACGCGATTCTTCTATAATATTCTCAATCAATTTTTGATTTTTTTCAATATCACCTTCATTAATAGTATTAGCTAATACAAAGTTTATTGAAACACCTCCGTCAGTCTGTGCATATTGATAAAATTTAGGTGTTTCAACATATGATCCGGGAAATTCACCTGGGTTTGGAAAATTTGGGATATCCCAATTAAAACTCATATTCGTTCCTAACATTTCGTTCGCTTTTCCAACAACTTTTTGCCCTCCTTTTTGCAATAAGTCGAACCCAGCTTCCGTAAGTTGCTGAGCTTTTTGATTACCCATATTCTGCAGTAATGCAAGACCACCAAATCCGGCTTCTTCACCAATACCTGCAGCTAGCTCTGCTCCCTGAGCTCCCATCATTTGAGCGCCTCGTTGACTTATCTGTGAAAAGGTATCTGCGTAGTCATTAGTATACCCTCTAAAGGTGTCTTCAAAAAAAGGAAATATATATTCTGTCTCGGAACCCTGTTTTACTTGATATAAATCGTCAATAAATTTTGTTGGGTCGTTATTTTTATTTGAGTTAAAGACGTTCAGATAACCAGAGACGAAAGCTCTTAATTGACTTTGTGTTAACTCGAATGATGTAACCTCAGCGCGCGGAGCTTCTTCGCGCAGCTTTGACCCATTTGGAACTGAAGTCCATGGGTATTCTTTTACAACATTGTACGTGGCCATTAATAATATTTATACCGGAGCACGTGTTCACTCAGTAAGAGTATTAGGAAGTATAGCATATGGTGAAGGGACATATCCTCCTCTTGCATCTAATTTCTTCCCACCGGGTGCCATGTTAATGTTCGGCTGTGCAGGGCTCGCTTTACTGGACCCTGTTGACGTACCGCCACGTTGACCAGGAACAACTGCAACACTGCCACCGCCTCTTGTGTTCTGCTCAATTCGTTGTAATAGTTTTTCTGATTCCTTCAACACCTTTACATTGTCTTCATCCGCTTTTAATATGGTTGGTAGATATGTGTTTAGCGGCTTAGCTGTAATTTCTGCTACCTTTTCGTAGATGTGATGCCCCCCTTCTTTTACACGACTTGCGTATTTTCCTTCTCTAATATCACTCCAATGCATAGATTTCATTGAATGTTTAACTCTCTCCCTATCTTGAAGAAAATTATACGTTTCCTTGGTGGCACCGACTGCTTCAGCAGTAGCTTTTTTTATTGAGTCAGGTATTGCGTCACTTACCGTATCACCAATTTTTTTAGCCATACCTGTTACCTTATCTGTAATTGGATCATCTTCTGGCAAAATTGGTACAAATTTAATATCTGGTGAAATAAAATGTTTTGCGGTTGGATCTATTTTAGGGTCAACCATGCCAGATTTGTAGAGAGCTGTTTGCATGGGTCCTAAGCCTTGTTCTCTTTCAAACTCACTATAATATTCTCCCATTCGATCACCAAGAGTCATGTCCGCCCGGGCATCTAGCCGTTCTTGAATTGGATCAACTAATTTATCATAGGCCTCTCTTGTTCCGCCTCTTTTAAACCCCTCGCCTTTCGCTGCATTAACGAGTCGACCACCTGTGTGGTCCCAAGTTGAATAAATTCCTTTACCTATTCCACTTATAAACTTAAATGCAGCTGATTTACTTTTATCTACAAATCCCATAACAATCGATTTTGCTAGGCTACTCAAACCCTTTGTTCCTATAAACTTTAAAATTGACCAGACCCTATCAATACCTGTGGCAATTTTTATTGCCACCCATTGTAAACCACTCATTATATTTTGTCCAACATTACTGAGAACTTTACCTACCCACATTACTTTATCCTTAATAGAATTCCAAATAGGCTCCAGAAATGGCCATAGGTACTCATCCCATAACCACTTTAACCCTTCCCATATTTTTTCACCTAACCACTTGACCTTTTCCCATATCCATCCACCTAACCATTTTATATTATCCCATATTCCACCGCCTAGCCCACTAAACATCCCTTTAACGTCCTTACCAAACAACGTCCATAAAGCAAGAATACTGATACCCCATTTTACAAGTTTACCTAAAAAGCTATTACCTTTTTCAACTTCTTTAGTTTGATTTTCTATCCCTTCGATCTGGTCTTCTGCCTTTTCGATAGCTGTTTCTTTCTGCTTAGTTTCGCCTTTTTCATCCTTCGGTTTTGCATACATCCACGGAAAATTGCTCGCGAGTACACCAGCTACAACGTTAGTGTCAGCTATTAAATCAGATCTAGAGCGTACCGGAGGTGGTGCAGGAGCCGAAGCAACACCTGGCCCACCCCCTGGCGTTGCGGGGATGATATCTCTTTGAAACTGATTTCTTGCTGTTTCAGCTGCAGCTAGTTGACCAAAAGCATCTTCACGTGCACGTATTAAGTGCATTACTGCTTCTGTTCTTATTGGTTCCACATAGATATTTAATCAACCTCACCAGTATCGAAAAAGCGTACATCAATTGGAATCACAGTTTCATCAACAGTCATTATCTCGTTTGTGTACGCGTTCATACTTTCAATATACTTAGAGATGCCTTTATACATTGTTAAGGGAAGCTCCTCAACTAATTCTATTCTATCCTTAATTTTAATTTTAGAGAAATCAACTTCTTCTTCTTCTATTTCTAGCTTATCAATGTACTTGAGTAATTCCAACATATACAACAACCCGAGGCCTTCTCTAGTTGAACTTCTGTCTGAGTCTGCATCTTGTTCACCCTTTTTAAAAATCATGTTTTCTTCACTTAAAGTAGGCACTCTTAAGTATACTTTTAGAGTCTTTAATTCTACAATATGCTCGTCTTTAATATTAAGAGGCGTGGTTTTAAAGTTTTTTATTGCAACATCTAAATCGATTATTTTCTCATCTATCTTTACTTTATTACCAAGTGAATGCTTTCTTAAGTGAGCTATAATAGGGAGCTTGTCGTAAGACTTTAAATCATTATTACCGCTATTGTTTATAATAATGTCATTTAAAGTCTTGTTAAAAAAGAAAGCGCCTTTTACCCCGTCTAACGCCGACGAAATTAGATCTTTTTGTTGTTTAAGAGTCAATGGTGTAACTTCAATGGTTTTCTTGAGCGAAGGTAAAAACACCTTTACCTTATCATCATTTATTTTTCCTAGCTTTTCTAAAAATCCGGATACGCTTTTATTTTTGCTCATATTCTTATTTAATAAGGGATTTTATTTATCAACCCATAGGGGACGATCCCTGATTTGCATCCCTCTCTTGCATTTCCTTTGCATACATTTCGAAGTAATCATACACTTCTAAATATGTGCTATTTGCAAGAAAAGAAACATCATTCATTCTTTTTGCTAGCGTGAATAGTATTTCTCTGTATCCTTGCGTAGTGATGCATCTAAATAATGATACTATAAACTCGGTAAAGAGCCTTTGTAATATAGAAAATTCTATTGGTTCGATTTCTACTTCTCCAGGTACAGTATCTAAAACACATAAATTAAAAAACTCACCATTTTTGCTTAAAAATTCATCAACACTTTTATATAATTGCTCCGGTAGCCGTTCTATTACTTCTTGTTGCTCCTCTTTTGATAAGCTAGGTATGTCAAGAGTCTGTTCTCCGATACGTATACACTTAATTAAAGATAATATAAAGTCGTCATTTCCAGTGTTAAATTGATATGGTATATCTAATGTATATTCAGCCCCATCAACGGTAACTACTGTTTGCCGGTCAGGTATACCATCTAGATTTTTTCTCATAAAATCTAAACTCACCCCAACATCACCTTTATTTGAGTTAACAATGATATTATCTCCAATACAATGCTCTCTTAGATATAACAGAGCATAAAACTGTTCTAAAACATTAAGACCTTTTGTTAAGATGAAGGATTGTAAAAAATCCATTTTACCACGTAAAGAGGTGTCTTCATACAAATTAAATGTGCGCAAATCTTTAAAAAGTATTTCCTTAAGCTGTACCTCTTTCCCATTAGGGAGAACGTGTGTAAACTGCATACCTGTACTTACTCAAATAATTAGCGATCTCAATATGGAACATATTCTGTAAAACAGAACGTTACTGATTTTTCCGGAAATGTTGCATCAGGCTCTTGTGTTACAGTAAATCCTTCTACGTTAGTAGGAAAGGCATTAATAAACTTATAACCTTTTCGCTTCTGTCCTTGGTTATCATACTGCTCGACAATAATATTAGTTTTAAGCTTAAAATCCGTTAAACCATGAACACCCAATGCTACTGCCCATGGAGTAAACAATAAATGAACAATATCATCGATAGTTTCTATAAAATTAACAGCTAAGTTTCTTCCTAAAAAACTCTCTCTTTGTTGCATTCCATACCCTGGCATAAAACCACCACGGTTTTGTTGACCTGCTTCTAAAAATGTGGATTGCTCGTTTGGGATTTGAACAGACCTAGCCGCCAAGAGATTACCGTTAGCGAGTTGATTAACGTTGCCTCCTGTACGCCATTGCCCTTGGTTTTGTATTTTAGCACAGGCCTCGTCAATCGCGCCGGTTAGACCACTAACATCTGGGATTTTAACTGCCCATAAAAACGGCAGTGAAAGATAATAGCTATTATCTTGCGCAAATCTATCTAAAAACTCTCCTGTATCGGTTATCGCCACTAATATTATTTATTAGTAGAACTCATTTAACCGGATACTACAGAGCCTTGTTTAGAGAAATCTTCGTAGAAGTGATACGAGAAAGAACAAGGAAATGACACAACAGCGCCTGTACCATCTGCAATAGTATAAGACATATCTCCAATGTCTCTTATAGATGCACCAATAAGTCTAATTGTTTTCTTAGTGTTTAGTTGCTTATCGAGAAGCGCTAAGGTCATGACATCTTGTGGCCCAGGCATACCATACTCACCTGTACTAGTAACATCATCAAAAGTAGCTCTTGAAGCTTCTTCTAATTTATCTCTCACTGTGTTATGTGCATCAGCATAGAACTCTATACTATAGGCAGCAGAGTTAGAATACTGTGCTCTACCCGGAACGTTAAAAGTAAGTCCCATATAGTTAACTTCGTGGTTTTGAATTGTTCGTCCGGGTAATGCAGCTGATTTTGCATAAAGCAAATCATCATTACCGTTAAGACTTAATCCAGTAGAACCTAAAGTTATCTCTTGCACTCTAAAGAGAAAGTCTCTGGAGAACTGCTTTACAGCAGCTGCGGCGAAAAAGTTTTGAATTGTCGTTGCCATATAATTATTTATTAACTAACTCCTGTACCCTCGGTTAAAAGAGCAGGTCCATCAACTATTTCTTGGAAGTTTGCATCCGTTCTAGTTGCGTAGAATGTTATTAAGATAAACTCTGCAGTTCTGACAGGCTTGAGGTAAATATCTACTCTCAATTTATTCTCATCAATAACTTGCGGAGTGTTGTTTCTTTCATCACAAACGATCAAATAATCGTAAACCCCTTGGTTTTGCTTAGCACGCTCAAAAAGAGGTGTTAATACATTGATCAGTCTTGTCCTTGTAAATTCTGTATTAGGCTCAAATACGAAGAATTGAGCTGCTTTCTTAGTAGGTCTTTCAAGCGCTAAGAACAACCTTCTAACGTTAATTCTATCAAACGCACTCGGCTTTCTACTAAGTGTCTTTTGTCCAAATATTACGTTACCCTGTGATGGGAAGAACGCTACTGGGTTAATATTAGACTTATACAATTCATCTCTTTGCTTCTGATTCGGATTTACCGCAATGTCAGTTGCTGTTGTAAGTAGACCTCTATTAAATCCAGCTGGTGCAAACCATGGGAATGTTGCAGCGTCACTCTTAGCCATCGTTGCTGCAGCAAATCCTGAGAATGGTACCCAAACCAATTCACCTAACCCCGCATCATATATTTGAGCCCAGTTACCATATACCGCAGCATATGAAGTGTTTTGAGACTCAAACTGATGTTTCATTGGCCAGAAGATATCTGTTTGAAAATTCTTATTTTTATCTTCAAGAATTCTTGTGTTACCGTCACCGATAGCTACAATTTGTCTAAACGTATCAGCAATAAATATTGCATCGCCTCGTGAACCTCCTAAGTATGGCGGCTTAACAAATGTTTCAAACTTATCAAAGATAGTATTGTAATTGTTTCTTAATGTTCTAGCATCACCAGCAATGGCTTTAGAAGTTCTTAATCCATCCACCGCATTTCGCACTGTTCCCTGGTAATAAAACTCATCATAATATAAAGGATCTCCGGTAGAGATTCCCCTCGCTTCAGACATTGCCCAGATTGTACCTAACCCAGCTTCTGGAATTACATCAATGTCGTATATTTCATCATTTTTAATACCATCTAGAGCTCTATCAAGCTTAGTAGGTATATCTCCCAGATCTTTGTTAGTTACCTTACTATTAGCCCAAGCTCCTAATGGGAACATATCATCTCCTGTTCCAATTGTTGTATTCAAGGCAGCGGATAGTGATGAGTAATAGAACCCTGCTTGCTCAATTTGTTGGTCATAAGTTCCGGCCACAGCGCCGTCAGAGGTAACATTTTCTAATGGCTTACCATTAACCCTAACTTTACATTTAGGATTGCCGTTCTCATCTAAGTTATCATCACCGGTATTACGCTGCGTAATAAAGCTATTTACCATTATTTTCACGTTACGTGAATTATCATCACGTGATCCAAGGAAGTAACTCATCTGTGAACCACCTCTCGGATCATCAAGCTTTCTAAACGCGTTTATTGATCCAACTATACCATCTTCTAAATTATAACCAAGTTGGGTTGAGTCGACAGAATTTTGTGTTCTTCTTAATTTAAAGACACCCACGTTGAGAATATCATCAAATGCTCTACCCTCGAGATCAAAGTCAACTAAGTTCTCCATAATTTCAGATATACTTCCATTAGGTCCGGTTGTAGCACTAGCAGTAAGTGGGAAGTTTAACTGACTTGGAAGTATTTCTTGATAGGTGTTTTGTGTGTAAGCAGAAGTAGTAATGGTAAAGGTTTGACCTGCACCGACAAAATTACTTGCTGGGTTAATATCAACATTATCAACTACACTAACATAATAACCTTCTTTCTTTTCATTAATTGAACTAGTAGATTTGTTTAAAATAATTAAAGGGCTCTTACCTAACTGACCAGGGTGATTAGCCGCTGTATTTGTAACTAGACCGACTTCCATACCACCCACATCTTCCCACTCCCACAACGTACCATTAACCGCGCTAAGATATTGTGCTTCAGAGAGTTCAATGTGGGTTGGTTTTCCAAGTACAACTGCTCCACCAGAAGCAATAGTTGAGTATGTATTACCGTTATCTACCGCCCCTGGATTTGTCCAGTGATCTTCAGGTATTGCTGATCCAGCATATACTAAAGCAGAAAATTGTGATCCAAATCCATCACCCTGACCGGCTCCGTAAGGCAGCCTACTAGTATAGATATGAGCTGGTGAATTCAGCGTCTCTCTTACTGTGTGGTAAAAGTACCGCTCTGCGGAATTTGTAGGAAGCCCATAAATCTGATCTAAATCTTGCTGCGAGGTTATTTTTATAACCTCATCATAAGGCCCTTCTGATGTAAACCCTGTTACATACACGTTTGTTCCTACACCCGGGAGTGCAACATTTGAAAGGTCCCATTCTCTTATTTCAACACCTGGAGAACTTATAGTTGGAGTAAAGTCGATTGCCATAAAATTATTTATCCTTTCTCAGATAAAAAAATTCAAAAATCGATAATTTCTGTATGGAGCTGCGAGTATACAAAAGTGAATCCAGACTGTATTTCATCTGGAGTTTGGTAGTTGTACGTAATTGCCTCCAGGGTAGTTGGAAAGGCTTTTGTGTAGGTGAATTTAATTTTGTTGTTGTTAAACTCATCTTTACCGTATATAGTTAGATTGGTTTGATAATCACCAAAATTTAAATCGTCAGTAGGAAATTCCCTTTCGTTGTACCTACCTTCGTATTGACTATGTAGTAGGTTTAACCACTGGTAAATGACCCAGTAGTTTCGATACTCGTTGTCAATTTTAAAATCAACAGTAACAGGCGGGTAAGAATTTTTAGAGTGTGAAGAAACGTATAAGGTACTACCTACATTCCTAACCTCAACAGCTGGAACTGTAATTTCAGGCACCGCGGTTCCAAATATAGAAAACTGTACCGAATCAGTAATAATTTCATTGTTAGAAGTATCAGAAATCCATGGTTTCTCCATGTTTTTTAATATAGGAGGTATATCAAAAATTAAGAGAAACTTATCAGCTCTTGACTTATTAAGAACCGATTGCTTTAATTTGTTGGTCGCCATATATTATATTTATTAGTGTCGACAGTAATCAACCGGTTCACCTGTCCAATTTGGTGGTGGCTTTTCTCCAATTAATTGGAATCCAAATGCTTCTAACTCACTTATATCAGAATCCTGTTCATCGCCCATTCCCCACACCACTGCATTCATTTCATGAGTGTTGCTGCCCATAATTTCATTATCTAGATATATAGAGGTTGGATCCTCAAAATAATTAATACCAAAATCCATCGGCTCAATCACAGCCGGTTTACCCATATCGTCAACTTCTACTATTTCAAAAAATCGCTGTGTTATTTCATTTTCTAATATAAAGAGACCGTATAACATAGCCATTACTCTATCGTCATGAAAACCTGCGCGCGCTTTCCATGTACCATTAGGATATCTTACAAAATTTCTAAGCTCTTCTACAGTCTCTTGCTCGTTTATGTTTACAGCTCTAACTTCGTTCATAAAGTAACGCATATTTAAAACACCTTTATATTTTGTATTAGTGTGAGCAATCATTCCTCTCATTACATTGCGGCGATGAGCATTAGCATTACCATATGATACTATTTTTTCATAGCCTAAATCTACAGCTAATCTATCTACAACTTGAGCACCGCAATTGTTTCTCTCAATTAAAGCTAAAGGCGAGCCCCAGTTTCTTAAAATTTTGTATAGTCTGTTAGTAAACTCTAACGGGGGTATTTTATTGTTTCTGTATACAGCTACTTGTCTAATTTGTTTAATATCTGTAATGTCTAGTATTTGGATAACTGAAGAATCTACACCCACTCCTTCTGATATATCTACACCAGCAACATATAATTTAGACTCATCAGGCTCTTCCCACAACTTATAGTGTCCATCATCCAATATAATTTTAGGCTTAGATACCTTCGACATCATCTCTTCAAATAACTCGTCATCAAGAGTAGATTCACCGGAATGAATAAACTCACATTCAAATTCTTGTAACCAAGCATCTGCAGAGCCGATTGCTGTTTTAGTAGCTTTTGCCCAAGCTTCATCACGCCCGGGTATTTCATCCCACCTTATTTTATCATGAGCCCAGCCGTTTTCGTTTTCTATCGCACCATGGTATAGTTTATAAAATAGGTTGTCTGTGCCATTAGCAGTAGAACAAACAAACACTTTAGATTTTTTAGAAGAAGTAATAATAGGAAAAACTGATTTCCAGAATTCTTCTACTAAG